TTGAAGGGCAGCGACCATAAAAACAAATTTTTATTAACCAACCGCGAACGCGAAGTCTTTGAATTACTGGTGCAGGACAAGACGACAAAAGATATCGCGCAGCAGTTATTTATCAGCGAAAAGACCGTACGCAATCATATCTCCAATGTAACATGTTTTGAAACACGGAAACCAATTCGAATTTTCTTCGGGATTTTTCCAAAAAAAATAACGTTTTTGTATCAGTCATTTTGTTTTTGATAAGTTATATTTATAGCATGGCCACAAAGAAAGAGAGGTTAACCAATTTTGGTGCCTCTCTTTTTCTATTTTAATTTTGGAGGTAAAAGGATGAAACAACAAATTGAAAATAACTTTAAATACCACGCACCAAAAGAGGGGCAACCCGAAAAATATACGGCAATCCGAGAAAAAGCAAAAGAACTGGCTTGCCTGATTGATGACCTTTGTCCGAGCAGCCGGGAAAAATCATTGGGCCTAACAAATTTAGAACAAGTTGTGATGTGGGCGAATGCTGCAATAGCGCGAAATTAAAGTATATGAGCTGTCAAAAGCTTCCCCATTAGGAGAAGTCTTTGATTTCAAGCTTTTGTTTTAATGCATCCTGAAGAGTCTGAGAAAAGTTAATGCCTTCTTCCGCTGCTACATCATTAAGCCATTTTGGAAGAGTGACGGTCTTATTCACGGCTTTACTCTGAATCCTTTCGCGGATGAAATCTGTATTAGCCTGAATAAGAGAAACAAATTCTCCAGTTTCAAGCTGTATAGAGTCTGGTTGTGATGAACGAGGTATTTCGTCGCCATCCTCTTCCATCAGGTATAAATGGCCGCCAAGAGCATCTTTTGCCATGTGTAGGGCTTCTTCCAGATCATCGCCTTCTGTGATGCATCCAGGAAGATCAGGGAATGTGACAGTAAAGCCTCCTTCGTCTGGTTCGCCGGGGGTAAAAACAGCAGGGTAAATGTATTTCATATATATAAACCTCCTTGGGAGAGACAGGGCTTAAATCAGCCCTGCCTGCTCAAAGATACTTTTTGTTGTTCGACGTTTCAAGCCTTTTTTCGGATGGGGTACAGTCACCTTTCCTTTTTTAGTGGGATGAATAAAGTGCCAATGATCGCCTTCGGTGTTTTTATGTATCCAGCCATCCTCTTTTAGGATTTTGATAACCTCTCTTGATGAGTATGCTTTATTGAGGTTGACCATGTTTACCTCCTTTCTAAATTCATTATAACACATGTTATTGCACGTGTAAATAGAAAATGCAAGTGTTTTTACACATGTAGTAAAAGGGTCATTACTAAGTTCATTCGATGAAACCAACAATAAAATACTGATCAAATAATTGACTTATTAACGTTGATTTATAGGCAGTTAGAACCATTCGATCCATACCATAAAAATCTCTTATATCGAATAAATAAAGCCAAGAATTTGGCTTCTCAGAGACGTATTTAAAAGCTTATGAAAACGGAAAAAGTTGGTTTTCATGAAACTGTGACAAATTTGTTACAACATTCGTTTCGGGGTAACAGCAAAGTAACACCTTAAACCCTTATATATCAGGGGATTAGAGCCTATCAAAAATGTTTGGGGTAACAGCAAAGTAACAGCAAAGTAACAGCTCGCGGACATAAACAAGAATGACTAAGAATGAATAAGAATAAATAATATACTCGCAAATTGCATTTTCGAGGGATTTTTTAAAATTTAAAAAGAGATTTAGAAAGAGAATCTGTCTGTTAAATCAAATAGAGTATGAGTCCTTTATCTTAGTCTATTAAAAAATCAAACTGAGATGGCATGATACTGAAATGGATAAAGAGAACTGAATCAGAGAACAATCAACTCAGGATCAATAGAAAAGGGAATGAGAATAAAGAAAAGGATACGCTCAATAGACGTTCCCTTCTAAACCAAAGAGAGTATAGATGCATAGAAGATAATAAGACCGCTCAAGAGGCACGGCGTATGTTATAGAGAATCCAAGGGGAGAACACCTTTATAACGGGGTGAGTACAGTACTAGGATAGGCGTACATGATAGAGCGCATCGCTAGACGCTCTGAGAGGCTCATAGAGCGATTCTATTTCTTAAACGACCAAAGTATTGGGCAAAATATAAAAACGTCTCATACGGGCGTGTAGTGCGTTACAACGAAGGATAAAAAGGTACTTTGACGAGAAGATAGAAGTGCGGGTGCGCGTGAGCCCGAAATCCAGTTAGTTTTTATTTTTTAAATTTACTTTCGCTTTCCGTTTGGTTAGACCAATGGGGAGCTTTTTTATTTTTTACTTCGAATTAAGCATGTTTGCCTAAAAAATGCAGAAAAACGAAAGTAGAGGTGCAATCCATGGCGAAAGGGGAAAATATTCATGAAAAAGAGGTATTAACGTCAGAATTAGCTGCAATTGTCGGTAAAACGCCTCAATGGATACGACAATTAACCCGTGATGGCGCACTAAAACAGGTGGGTAGGGGTAAATATCGACTTGGAGAGGCTATTCAAGCGTATATTTTGCATGCTGCTGGTGGGAAAGAAGACGATAAAAAACCTAGATTTATCGACGAAAAAACGGAGCATGAACGGATCAAGAAGGAAAAGGCGGCTCTGGAATTGGCAGTCATGAAAGGAGAGTTACACCGGGCTGAGGATGTGAGGGCAGAAATGGCAGATATGCTCACCTCTTTCCGTTCAAGGATACTCGGGATTCCTACCAAATTGGGTCCGCAGCTGCTAAATATTTCAGAATTAGCGGACGTTACAAGCATTCTAACAAAAGAAATGCGGTCGGCTCTCACAGCACTAGCTGATTACGATCCAGATAAATTTGCAGAAGGTTATCGAAATGGACCAGAGGGGTAAAACAAGGTCTTTATTTCGTGAAATAGCCAGATTCGTAGCTCCACCTGCTGATCTTACAGTTTCTGAATGGGCTGACCGCTATAGAATGTTATCTTCCGAGGCATCGGCTGAACCGGGTCCTTGGAGAACGTCACGAGCGCCTTATCAACGCGAACCGATGAACGCCATCACGGATTTGCGATACGAAACGATTGTGTTTAAATGGAGCGCTCAGGTCGGGAAAACAGAAGCAATTTTGAATGCAATCGGATTTTTCACAGAGCATGATCCCTCCTCGATCATGGCGGTATATCCGACCTTGGAAATGGCCAGAGCCTTTTCAAAGGATAGACTGGCTCCCATGTATCGGGATTCGCCAAAATTAAAAGCCGTGATCAGTCAGGCAAAAAGTCGGGATAGTGGAAATTCCATTCTTCATAAGCAGTTTCCAGGCGGCCAAATCACTTTAGCTGGGGCGAACTCTCCAGCTTCTTTGGCATCTCGTCCCATCCGAATTGCTCTTTGTGATGAAATTGATCGTTTCCCTGTTTCTGCTGGTGCGGAGGGGGACCCAGTTTCTCTGGTTGCGAAAAGAACAACAACGTTCTGGAATCGCAAAATCATCAAGGTATCGACACCCACAATAAAAGGTTCGTCGCGCATTGAAGAAGACTACGAAGATAGCACAATGGAAGAGTGGTGCGTCCCTTGTCCAAGTTGCAAAGAGTATCAACCTTTCTCGTGGAAACAAATTAAGTTTGAGTACGACGAAGAAAGAAAAAAGACCATCAGAGTAGAACATGCTTGCCGAAGTTGTGGCGCGCTGCATGGGGAACAAGAGTGGAAGGCCGGGACGGAAGAAACCGGGAAGTGGGTCGCCCGCAAAAAACATTCAACAACTCGTGGCTTCCATTTAAACGAACTTGCAAGCACTTTTTCCCCGTGGGAGAAAATTGTCCATAACTTCAAAAAGGCTGAAAAGCTTATGAAAAAGGGCGACTTTGAAGCTATGAAGGTATGGGTCAATACAACTCTTGCAGAAGTATGGGAAGAGAAGGGCGAAAAGATTGATGAAAACGTCCTGATGAACCGCCGAGAGCTATATCATGCTGATGTTCCAGAGGGTGTGAAAGTTTTGACGGCTGCAGTGGATACTCAGGACAATAGGTTCGAGGTTGAGATCATGGGCTGGGGAGCTGGTCACGAATCATGGCGCATACAGTACCACAAAATTTACGGGGACCTAAAACAGCCTCAGGTTTGGACCGACTTGGACGAGTTCCTGCAGCGTACTTGGGAAGACAAAGAGGGCAGGCAGTTTCGTATAGCTATTACCTGTATGGATTCAGGTGGGCACTTTACAAATGAGGTGTACAAATTTTGCAAAGAGAGACTTTCACGTCGTGTATTTGCTATCAAAGGAGAAAGCCCAGGGAACGGAACTTACTTACCTCTGGTGGCGGGAACATCCACGAATAACAGATACAAAGCTACTGTTGTCCGCTTGGGCGTTGATGAAGGGAAATCAAAAGTCATGTCCCTCCTACAACAGAAGCCAGACCAACCCGGATACTGTCACTTCCCACTTACAACAAGGGATAAGGATAGAGGGTATAACGAAGAGTATTTCGATGGTCTGACAGCAGAAGAAGTGCGGACCAGGTACAAAATGGGGGTTCCGTATCAGGTATGGGTAAAAGTAAAGGCTCGAAACGAACCGCTTGATCTTGCAGTTTACAATAGAGCAGCCGTTGAGATCCTACAGCCCAATCTGGATAAACCTCTGCCTCCGCCAGGGGAAAAAATTATTGGCTCTGCACCTAAACCGAAACGCAAGCGACGGGGAATGATTAGCAAAGGAATTTGAAGGGAGGTGAAAAGGAATGTGGACTTTACAAGAAGCACAAACATACCTAAGAACTTGGATTGAAGCTGAAATGGCTGTTGCCTCTGCTCAGTCCTATACCATCGCCGGCCGATCACTGACACGGGCGCATTTGGCAGAAATCCGAAAGCAAATCCAATTTTGGCAGAATGAAATCGTAAAACTGAACAACCCACAAAGGCGTTCTCGTATTTTCCGTGGCATTCCGATGGACATATGAATATGCTCGAACGTGTTATATCCTCTGTTTCCCCTGGATGGGCTCTAAAACGGGAAGTGGCCAGGCAGAAGCGTAGCATCATGAACTCGGGCTATAGTCACCATGGAGCCAGCCGCATCAAAAAGGCTCTACAAGGATGGAACTTCACCGGAGGCTCGCCAGATGAGGATATTTTAGACAATCTCAAGGTTTTGAGGCAAAGATCCCGGGATCTATACATGGGTGGAGCCTCTTTAGCAACGGGCGCACTCAAAACAGCCAGAACCAACGTGGTAGGCACAGGGCTACAGCTTAAGCCATCCCTAGATGCCGATTTTCTCGGTTTGAGTGAACAGGAAACCAATACACTCAAACGAACGATCGAAAGGGAATTCGCCTTGTGGGCAGAGTCGAAAAATTGTGATGCAATGCGGATGAATGATTTTTGCGAACTCCAGCAGTTAGCTTTCTTGTCCATGCTTATGTCCGGGGACTGTTTCGTTCTGCTTCCTGTACTGCCGAGAAAGCACACCTTGTATGACCTGCGAGTGAGACTGATTGAAGCAGATCGCTGCAATACTCCGGCTACAGGCCAAATAGATAAAGATATCAAAGAAGGCGTAGAGGTGGATTCAGATGGACAAGTTGTCGCGTATTGGTTTAGCAGCAGACATCCACTTTCATCCGGGGGCATGGGGAAGATGGAATGGAACCGGGTGGAAGCATTCGGCAAACGAACCGGGCGGCCAAACGTGCTGCATCTGATGGAAGCAGAGCGCCCGGAACAACGGCGAGGCGTGCCTATCTTGGCTCCGGTCATTGAATCTCTCAAACAGCTTGGCACCTATACCCATGCGGAGTTGATGGCTGCGGTTGTGTCTGGCATGTTTACCGTGTTTGTCAAAACAGAATCCTCCGCCGATCCCCTTGGGGGAGCCGAAGAAGATGAATTCACAAACGAGTCTATATACAAGCTCGGAAACGGTGCAATTGTGGGTCTCGGGCCGAATGAATCTGTTGAAACAGCCAACCCCGGGCGACCCAATACAGCGTATGACGGGTTTGTGACATCAATTCTCAGACAGGTAGGTTCAGCACTTGAAATTCCATATGAGTTGCTTGTCAAGCATTTCACAGCTTCGTATTCAGCGTCCAGGGCGGCTTTACTCGAAGCGTGGAAAATGTTTAGAATGCGCCGGACGTGGCTGGCATCAGATTTTTGTCAACCCATATACGAAGAGTGGTTCACTGAAGCCGTGGCAAAGGGAAGAATCCCAGCGCCCGGCTTTTTTGATGATCCCATGATTCGGAAGGCGTACACAAAAGCGGAATGGCACGGTCCTTCACAGGGTCAAATCGATCCGCTTAAAGAGGTGAAGGCAGCAGAAAAAAGAGTAGAAAACGGATTTAGTACAGGAGAACGTGAAACGGCGGAACTCACCGGAGGAGATTATGAAATGAACATCCGGCAACTTGCCAGAGAAAAGGCGTTCCGGGAACAATACGGCTTAACTAATTTAGGAGGTGATACAGACCGTGAAGAAGTTTTGGAATATGAAGAAAACAGCGAACAATAACGGGGAACTGACCCTATACGGGAACGTATCAGAATACAGCTGGTGGGGAGATGATATTACCCCGCAGCAGTTTAGGGATGATTTGTATGCCTTAGGCGAAGTGGATGACATCACCGTGAGACTAAATAGCCCGGGTGGGGATGTTTTTGCAGGTCTGCATATTTATCAGGTGCTAAAAGAACACAAAGCAAAAGTGACGGTGCGAGTTGAAGGATTTGCCGGATCTATTGCCTCGGTAATCGCTATGGCCGGGGACCAAGTGATCATGCCAAAGGGTTCGATCATGATGGTCCACAATCCGTGGACATTCACCATGGGAGAAGCCAGTGACCTGAGGCAGACAGCTGATATCCTGGATACCATTCGGGATGCCTTGGTGGAGGTGTATATGACCAAAACAGGACTGCAAGAAGATGAACTAAATGCTCTGCTTGATTCTGAAACATGGATGACATCTGCTCAAGCCGTAGAGAAAGGGTTTGCCGATGAAGAAGAACAAACCATGCAAATATCCGCTTGCTTGAGAGGAAGAACAGCCATTATCAATGGATTGGAAATGGATTGGTCACAATATGCCCAGGCTCCAGACCTTCCCAAAGAAGAAAGGAAGTCTACAGATGTTTTAGGGAAGGTGCAAGCCGTGCTGGCTATGCCCAAACAAGAAAGAGAAAAAAATAAAGAAAAAGGAAGTCCAAAGAGCCAGGATATGACACTTGACATGTTTGCTCAACGTCACCCCGATCTATACAAAGCCGCAGTGCAAGCAGGAATAGAACAGGAACGTTGTCGGATCAAGGCACTTGATGAGCTGGCAGCAGTTCCAAGTGCAAGGGGTGTCATTGCTAAAGCGAAATACGAAACAGGAGTAACAGCGCAAGAAGTAGCCGTGGATATTTTGAAGGCAGAGAAAAGCAGAATCGAAGAAGCTGGCAACCAGCGTCTATCTGATTCCCAGGATAGTGGTATTCAGAATCTTTTACCGCAAGATTCTGCAACCGGAGGAGAAGCGGAAGAAGTTGAACAAAAAGCCTCTGGTTTAGCACAAGCAATGAAAAAAATACGAGGAGGTAAAAGAGCATGACGGAAAAATACGAGCTGAAATATGACAATCTAATTGCGGGCGGAGTTAGCCCGGTTGTATCCAAAGGGGAAACCGTAAAATCGGGTGGTGTCTATCTCCGGGGGACAGTATTGGGACGTATTACCGAAGGGGGCAAACTGGTCCCGGTGGATTCCAGTAAGACAGACGGATCGGAAAGGCCATACGCCGTTCTTGCCGAAACCGTGGATGCAGCAAAAGAAGATAAAGCTGCAGCTGTTTACCTCACAGGAGAGTTTAACAAGGATGCCCTCATCTTCGGTGGGTCAGACACAGTAGGACAGCATGAAGTCGTTTTACGCGAAATCGGAATTTTTGTAAAAACAACTGTTTAAGGAGGAATTGAACTTATGCCAAGCATTTATGATCTTCGTACATTGATTTCCGCAGTGCGCCAAATCCCGCCTGCGAATACATTTTTGGGGGATACTCTTTTTACAGAGTCGACACCATTCGACACGGAACAAGTGGAAGTTGAATTCCAAAAGGGCAAGCGGAAAATGGCTCCTTTCGTTTCCCCACTATTGCCAGGTAAGGTTATGGATCGTCATGGGTATACCACAAGCTTCTTTAAGCCGGCCCTAATCAAACCAATGAGGGCGATTACGTCCATCGATCTAAACAAGAAATTATTTGGGCAGAATCCGTTTGAAACTAGCTCCCCAGAGGAACGGGCACAGGAATTACTGGCTAGAGATCTGGTTGAGCTTGACGATTACATTACTCGCCGGGAGGAATGGATGCGGGCGCAGCTTTTGTTTACAGGAAAGGTCATTCAAAAAGGTGATGGTGTAGACCAAGTGCTGGATTTTGATTTCGACAATAAAGCGGTCCTTTCCGGAACTGCGGTTTGGTCTAATCCGGCGAGTGACCCTTTGGGTGATTTAGGGAAATGGAGATTACAAGTTATTCAAAAATCCGGGATTACCCCAGATGTTGTTATTATGGCTTCCGATGTGGCAACCGCATTTATTTCTAACGAAAAGGTTCAAAAGGCACTTGAAAATAGACGGATCAATCTTGCAAATATCGATCCGAAACAACTGGCAAATGGAGTTACTTACCATGGAACCATTACTTCCCTTGGGCTTGAACTCTACAGCTATGATGATTGGTATCTGGATGACGAAACCGACGAAGAACTGCCTATGGTTCCTACTGGAACCTTGGCGATTGCCTCGACACGGGCTAAATTTTCGATGCACTACGGAGCCGTTACCATTGTGTCAAAAGAAGAAGAGTTCTCTACCATTCGCGGTTCCCGTGTACCTCAAAGCTGGGTAACGAAAGAGCCTGCACAGCGGTTTCTGCAAGTAAGCTCCAGACCACTGCCTATGCCTGGAAACTCTGATTCTTGGTTTGTAGCTAAAGTGCTGTAAGGGAGGGGAAAGCATGGCTATTAAGGCTATCTGGTCAATCCGGCACGATGACAAAGAATACGATCCCGGTTCCATCCTCAAGGGTTTAAAAAAAGAGGAGGAAAAGAAATTGGTAGATGCGGGTGTAGCAGAGTATGTGGGCAAGGAGCCTGACGAGAAATGAAATTCAAGGAACAAATGTCGAAGGACATACAAACATTCATGTGCCGTGACGAGTTCGCTGAACCGCACATTCTGGATGGGCGCGAAGTTTGGATGATCATAGAAGCTTTCACCCTAGATGGCCAACCCCTTCCATATGCAGAAGGGGTTTCTTTGCATCAGATTATCGTACATGTTGCAGAAGATGAGCTTGGATATATTCCTGCACAAGGACAAAGAAGCGATCTTGACGGTATCAGCGTAAGCGTTGAAAAAGTATCCGTTGACGCAGGAATGTTGAAAATCATCCTGGAGGCAAATGTAGCATGAGGTTAAAAATAGACGCTGATACAAAGGCGGCTATGAAGGTGGTTCAAGATGTTCAAAAAGCAGTCCCGGCTGCAGCCCGTTCTGCCTTAACAAGGGCTGGGCAGGGCATAAAGACGGAGGCGAACCGCAAGGTTCGGGAATTGTATACTGTCAAGGCAAAAGACGTGAATGCAGCCATGAAGATCACCAGAGATGACGATCTGCACCTACGCCTGACAGGGAAAGGGAAAAACATCCCCCTAATCAAATTCCAAACAACACCACGCAAACCACCAAAACGACCTAAAACGGTCATGGCTTCTGTTCGAAAAGATGGCGGAAAGAAGGCTATACCAAGCGCCTTTATTGTCCAGGTTGGTGGACACGTAGGAGCCTTCAAGCGCGTTGGAAAAAAACGGTTGCCAATCAAAGAGTTATACGGGCCTCCGGTGCCGATCATGCTCGGAAACGATGTGGTAAAGAAGCACATTGAAACGGAGGCGCAAAAGCGTCTTTCTGAGCGTCTAGACCACGAACTGAACAGAAGATTGGGGAGGATCATCAAATGAGCGCGAGTTTGCTTCTGATTGAACTGAAACAATTTTTAGAACATGTATTTGAGCATGTCGGCGTGGGTGATGAAAGCGAAAGCTTGAAGATTCACATAGGGTGGCTCCCGCAAACGAAAGCTCCCAGTCCTGGATCAGGGCCAGCAAAGCAACCGGATAGTGACTTCCCTTATTTGATCATTCGCGCATTGGACGGAGTTGAAGAAGAGGACAACGGAAAGGTTACAATCCGCATGCTTGTTGGTGTACAAGCAAAAGAGGAAAACGGGTATGTGGAAATCCTGAGCCTGATAGAGAAGACAAAACAAGCACTCTTAAAAACGGGCATCATTGGCGGAAAGTTTGAGATAGAAAGACCTGTGAAGTGGAAGCTTTTCGAGGAGCAGCCATATCCGGAATGGGTGGGGGAAATCCTTACGACATGGACGGTTCCGGCCATATTGAGGGAGGTTGTGTTTGATTGAAAAAAGAAAAGATAGTACAAGAACCAACGGTGAAAAAACCAAAGGATGAACACCTTATTTATGTAGGGCCAACCATGAAAAATGGCCTTACACAGTATTCCGTCTACCGGGGCGGTATCCCTGAATATGTAAAAGCTGAATTGGAGCGCATCCCGGAGCTGCGCTCTTTATTTTTGCCCGTGAGCGATTTTCCTGCAAGGCAAGGGGAAATTAGGCAGGCGGGAACATCATTAAATGCTGCCTATATGGCAGTCCAGAAAGGAGTGTAATACATGGCAGAACGCCACGGAATCTATACAACGGAAGCGCCGTTTTCGGTGCCCACACCTGTTTCGCCAATGGCAACCCTTCCGGTCGTTTTTGGGACGGCACCTGTAAACCTTACGGCTTTAGGAAAACCACCCGTGAATCTTCCTATCCTTTGCAAAAGTTGGAAGGACGCTGTAGAGGCATTCGGCTATTCGGAGGATTGGAAAAGCTACACACTGTGCGAAATGATGTATTCCCATTTCCAACTCTACAAGCAATCCCCGGTGGTGTTGGTAAATGTCCTAGACCCAAGCAAACACAAGACAACAGTAGTGCCAAAAGATGTAGCGGTTGTAGCTGGCATGGCAACAATCCAAATAGAGGGGATCATCAAGGACAGTGTGGTCGTAAAGTCCACTGACGGGGCTACCACTTACCAAAAAGACAAGGATTATACACTCGCCTTTAATCAATCGGGATTTTTGGTCGTTTCAATCAAGCCTGGCGGAGCAATCGAAAGCACCACAAAACTGAGCGTGGGTTGTGACAAACTGGACCTAAATGCCGTTACCTCTGCTGACATCATCGGCGGAACAGATCCAAAGACGGGGACGGTTACGGGGATGGAATTAATCAAGCAAATCTTTCCTCGTTTCCAAATGGTTCCCGGCCTGCTTCTGGCTCCCGGGTTTTCTCAAGACCCGGCGGTGGCAGCCGTGATGAAGGTAAAAGGGGAAAATCTGAATGGACATTTTAAGTCAACGGCGCTTGTTGATTTGCCCGCAGATCGTCCATACCCAGATCTGTCAACGTGGAAGAAAGAAAATCAATACGACTCACACAGGCAGATTGCCGGATATCCGAAATTGATCAAATCAGGCAAGGTGTATCATTTCTCTACACAACTCGCTGGAGTCATCTGTCAAACGGATAAGGAAAATACCGGAGTGCCTTACCGCTCACCATCTAACAAACCTTTGCAAGTGGACGGAGCTGTTCTTGATGATGGCACAGAGGTAGCACTTGGGCCAGATGAAGCTGAATACCTGAACAGCCAGGGAATTATGACGGCTCTGAATTTTATTGGAGGGTGGAGGGCGTTTGGAAATCGAACGGCTGCCTTTCCAGAAATCATTGATTCCCAAAACGCATTTATTCCAATTAGGCGTATGATGGACTGGATTCAGAATTATGTGACGCTCACCTATTGGCAGCACCTAGATAATCCCTCAGATAAACGCCTCATTGAGACCGTCACTGACTCTTTAAACATTTGGTTCAATGGCTTGCAGGCATCAGGCTATATGCTCGGTGGACGGGTTGAGTTCCACAAAGAGGACAACCCTGATCATAACCTGGTAGACGGCAAGCTAAAATTCCGTATCTACTTTGCTGCGCCAAGTCCTGCCCAGGACATTGAATTTGTAGTGGAATATGACGCGCAGTATTTAGCGGCAATTGGGTAAGGAGGGTGAAAGATGAAACAGGTAAAAGATAAGATTGTGGGCTACACCGTGTACCGTAACGGTAGCCAATTTCTTGGAGTCGCGACGGTGGAGCTGCCAAGCCTGGAATACTTGTCCGACAGTGTCAAGGGTGCCGGCATTGCCGGGGAAGTGGAAAGCCCCGTCTTGGGGCAATTTGGCTCCATGACATGCTCTCTGTCGTGGAGCACGATGGATCCGGCAGCGATCGAACTCCTAGCGCCAGAAGCTCATGCACTGGATTTTCGCGCTTCTCAGCAATCCTACAATACGGCAACAGGAGTTTACGCTACTGAAGGCGCAAAAATCAGTGTTCGGGCCATTCCGAAGTCAGTAGAACTGGGGTCGTTTGAAGTCGGGGCGGCTATGGATGGAAAAACCGAATTTGAAGTCATTTATTTGAAAGTATTGGTGGGAGAAAAGGTCCTACTGGAACTGGACAAGTTTAACTTTATTTTTGTGGTCAATGGCAAGGACCATCTTGCCAATGTCAGGGAGCATCTTGGACTATAAAAACGATCATGGAGAGGGGAAATAAAAATGAGTGAAAAGACACAACATCAAACAGTTACGTCCGAGGAGGTCGATGAGCGTGTGTATACACTCTCTCGGCCGTTTTCTTTTGAAGGCAAAGAATATACGGAACTTTTACTTGACTTTGATAGCCTTTCTGGAAGGGATTTGCTGTCGTGCGAAAGTCAACTGAAGACAGTAGTAGACAAAACGGATTTTATCCCCATGAAAGAAATATCGAAGCCCTATTTGGCGCTGGTTGTCGCCCGTGCGGCAAAGGTTCCCGTGGAATTGATTCAGGGGCTACCCGCCAAGGATTTTAGTAAAATGACCGTCAGGGCACAGAATTTTTTGCTCGGCTAGGACTAGCGGAAAACACAGGAAAAACCTTGCGCATGATCGTGTTTTCGTTAGCTCGTTACTCCAGGACATCCATGGAGTTTTTTTTGTGCCTTCCGGTCCATGAGCTTTTCACCTGGAACGAAGAGGCGAAAGAACTCCTGGAGAAGGAGGGGGAATTGATTGGGCAAAGAGTATGAAATAGCGTTTAAGCTGGGGGCTAAGCTGGAGTCAGCATTTAGTAAAACTTTTGCAGATGCGGCCAAGTCATGCCAAAATCTGCAAAACGAGATGAACAAAATGGGCCGTAACAAAAATGTGACCCAGCCCCTTCGCGGCGATCTTGGGCAAACGCAAAAAATGATCCAGGAGACCGGGGCGGCAAGTTCAAAATTGGGAAATATGTTCCGGGGCTCAGTGACAGCTGCAACAGGTGCTATCGGGGGGATGGGTCAGGCTTTTGGTAGTGCGGCATCGTCTGCGAATAGCGCATTTGGCAGAATTTCATCGGGGATAAAAAGCTTAGTCTCAGCACCACTCACGTCCGCCATAGGCATTGTCAAAGATTTTGGTGCGACAATTGGGATGCTGAGTGCCGGGGCGCTTGTGAATACTGGCCTTAACCGTCTGTCTGCCATTGAAAACGCCGGAGTGTCCCTCAACGTCATGATGGGAGATGCTCAAAAGGCACAGGGTTTTTTAGATGAGGTCTTGGCCTTTGCTAGGACAACTCCCTTCGCTTTTCCTGATCTTGCAGAGAGCGCAAGAAACCTGGTGGCATTTGGTATGGACTCCAAAAAGGTTGTGCCGACCCTGAAAGCCATCGGTGACGCGGCAGCGGCCTCGGGTAAAGGTGCTGAAGGGCTAAACCAAGTTGCAGGAGCCTTTGGGGACATGCAGGTATCTGGGACGCTCTCTATGGACCAGATCAACCGTTTGGCTTCAGCGGGTGTCCCGGCACTGAAAATCCTCTCAAACCAGACCGGAAAATCGGTGGATGAGATGAAAAAGCAGATTAGTTCCGGAACGATGTCGTCTACCCAGGCGATTGACGATCTGGTCAAAGGGATGCAGGAAGGAACAAAAGGGGTAGCCGGGGAAACAGCCAAGATGGACGGCATCATGGAGAAAATGAAGGGCACGTGGACTGGATCGGTAGATAGCCTTAAATCCTCGGTTTCGTCCACCATGGCAACCCTCATGGAACCGATCAAGCCATATCTACAAAAAGGCATGAAGTGGGTTGGGGATACGTTTGCGAAACTTCCGAAAGTGTTAGGGGCAGTTGGAGGGACAATCAAGGGTTTCTTTTCCGGCATCTTCGATGATCTGGAATTATACGACCATTTCGATAACCTGTCCTACCTGTTTCAAAACGGCTTCGATGAACAGATGCAACGTGTGACGGTGAATTATTTAGAAATGTTCGGAATGAGCAACGATCAAGCCGAACAAATAGCTAACAGCATCAGGTCTGTTTGGGAAGTCGTGTTCGATGAGTGGTATGATACCCTCGACAATTTAGGGTATCTCTTCCAAAACGGATTCGACGAACAAATGCAAAAAGTCACACTGAACTATCTGGAAATATTCGGGATGGATAGCGCCGATGCCCAAGCGATTGTTTCTAAAGTTACGTCCGTGTTCGATCAAATTTCCACAGCCCAAGAACGATTTAAACAGATGCTTAAAAACATTATGCCAGACGTTATGTCTATCATAGGTTCGATAGGAAAGATAGTCTCTGGACTGATTCCCGTGGTAATGAAAATCAGCCTGGCTTTTTGGCAAGTTGGAGCGAAAATTACCGAAGCACTCACGCCTGTGGTAGCCTATATTCATGAAAAGCTATGGCCAATCCTTTCACAGATTTTCGATTTCCTAGCGAATGAAGTGTTTCCTAAAGTCAGCTCGGTGATCAGTATGGTGATTGAGAAAGTCGTATCCATAGCTGGAAAAGTCGGAGAGGCGTTCACGGCCATGTTTAACTTTGTGAAGCCAGTCCTTGACATGTTGGTTGATGCTTTTCAATTTGTGTTCCCAATCATCAAAGCCGTGGTACTCGCGGCGATTGATGCGGTAGGCGGGGTACTTTCTGGGTTGCTACAAACTCTCGGTGGGATCATAGATTTTGTTACTGGCGTTTTTTCAGGGGATTGGGAAAAAGCCTGGAACGGGATTGTAGATGCATTTGGTGGAATTTTTTCAACACTGGGTGCAATCGCAGCTGCACCGATAAATGCCATCATTAACCTGGTCAATGAAGCGATCAGGGCAGTAAATAAAATCAGCATTGATATCCCAGAGATTTTAGGCGGAGGAACATTAGGATTCAAAATTCCTGAAATCCCTACAATTGGCGGATATGCAGATGGGGGGATCGTCAGCAGGCCAGAGATGGCTTGGGTTGGTGAAGGTGGGGAGCAGGAAGTAATCATCCCGATTAACAATTCCAACCGAAGCAAGAACTTGCATGAAACAGCAGGCCGGATGTTGGGCGTATCCTCCGAAAAGCCAAACAATGCGGGTGGTGGGGATTTTATTTTCAACCCAACCTATAATTTTTACGGTAATGCTGATCAGGCAGCAGTACAGCAAATGCAGCAAAAAACTGAAAGAGACTTTAAAAGGGAATTTGAAGCTTATAAACGTCAGCAAAAAAGGGTGAGTTTCACGTGACGACATATACAACCATACAAGGAGATACTTGGGATGGTATCTCCTTTAAGCTGTTTAAGGATGAAAAACTCCTAACAATCCTTATGAACGCCAACCCGGCCCACATAAATACGGTTGTGTTTTCTGCTGGTGTACAGCTTACCGTGCCTCCTCGCCCTGCCGAAATCCCGAGTAGTTTGCCACCGTGGAAGAGGGTGACGAAGTGACGGACATATCCGATGCCAGAAGAGCAACGGTCACCATCGATTACAATGGTGTGGACATTACAACGGAGCTAAGTAGATTTCTAACTGAATTTACGTATACAGACGCTCCCCCTGGTCAATTGGACGAAATCAGCATAACGTTGGAGGATAAGGGGCAGAAGTGGCAAGGGCCCTGGAATCCGACTGAGGATGACCAAGTAATAGCTGCTATCCGCACCTATCACTGGCGATGGGTTGATGATTTTCAATATTACCCAACAGGTGTCTTCTATGTGGATACATTCGATTTCGACGGACCACCCGACAAGGTTAGCATCAAAGCTGTTTCACTCCCTGTCAGTTCATTCATCCGACAAGAGCAAAAAACGCGAGCTTGGGAGGAAATCAGTTTGCGGGCGATCGCAAAGGATATAGCAGACCGAGCCGGATTGGATCTAGGTTACTATGCCACGGATAACCCTCACTATGAAAGGCTGGATCAAAATGAACAGTCTGACCTGGGATTTTTAAATGAAACTGCACTCAAAGAAGGAATCTCAGTAAAGCTCACAGGCGGGCAACTTGTACTATTCGACGAGGCAGACTATGAAAAGGCTGATCCCGTAGCAACGTTGACACGCGGTGATGATAGGATTTTAACCTATAGTTTTTCCTGGGGCACAGCATATAAAACCTATCGCGGTTGCGAAATCACATACACAAACAATGACGACGAAACCATTTCAGCTACCTTCGTTCCTCCTGGTGCGCCCAGCAGCGGACCTATATTACGAATCAATGAGCAAGTAGATTCATATGCAGAGGCTATGCGGGTAGCAAAAAACAGGCTACGCGAGAAAAATAAAGAAGCCGGAAAAGCCAGCCTATCTCTTGTCGGGGATGTACGATTCTCTTCAGCCGTAACATTGAATCTGTCTGGTTGGGAGAGATTCGATGGGAAGTACATTGTAGAGAGTGCAAGTCATAAGGTGGGGTCAAGCGGATATACAACGGATTTAGAAATTAGAAAAGTATTGGGGTGGTAGATATGGAATGCTCAGTCCGCGTTGGAAAAGTTTCAAGCGTCAACACCCAAAAACATGCTGTACGGGTGGCATTTTCAGACGTAGCAGCCGTATCCTCTGAGCTCCCTGTACTTCGTTTTGCTAACGGATGGGCAAAGGATAATAGTCTCCCATCCGTGGGGGATAGTGTTGTTTGTGTTTTTATGGGCAGTGGAGTTGGTTCTGGGTACTGCCTGGGTTCCTTTTACCGCAGTGGTGATAGTGTACCGGGTGGTATCGGCCAGTTCGGGGTCTATTTTGATGACGGGAATAGCTTCTGCTATGACCGCGATTCAAAAGCCTTCAAGATCAATGGAGATTTGGAGGTTTCCGGTGAAATCAAGCAAGGTGATTCGTCATGATCGGTGCGCTTGGTGAAATTCCATTTGTGGTGACACAGGACGTAATCCGCACTGTGTCCGACTTCAAGCGGTCTGGTGCTTCTAGGTGGGCGAGCCATGACGTTCACCTCAGAAAGCCAGTAAGGGAGTTTTTAGGACCCGGAATTGATACCATCTCCTTTACAATGCGCTTCGACGTTCGTTACGGCATGAACCCCCGAAAAGAACTTGCGAAACTGGTCGAATACGACCGTAACGGAAAAGTCGTGCCGCTCATTATTGGTGACGGTGGTTTAGGGGTATATATGTGGACTGTAACAAGCGTAGATCAGGATTGGGAGTATTTTGATGAAAACGGGAATTGCCTTGTGGCTACAGCGAATGTGACGCTGGAGGAGTATACAACCTATGACGTATAAAGTAGATTTATCGAAGCAAAGAGCAGTTGTCATAGCACCAACAAATTTGGAAGAGGAAGTATCACAAAACATCTGGACGATTCTATCAACGCCATTAGGATCGGCACCGTTAGCCGCGACCGTTGGTATTATGATGGATGATTTGGATGAGCCTATAAACATTGTGAAGGCTAAACTATCTGCTAGAATTCTAACAGCTATAGCTACGCTTGAGCCACGTGCAACTATCACAAATATCAATTTTAAAGAGACGGATCACGACACGGGAAGATTAGTTCCAGTTGTTAAGTTCACACTCAAGGAGGGGGTAACTTGACTTTTGAGGATTTGCCAGATGTATCGTTTGTATCCGAGGATCCGAACGAAACTATAAATAACATCATATCCACGTATGAGGCATTGTCTAATAGAAAGCTGTTTCCGGGTGATCCGGAACGGCTTTTTTTAATGGCATTGGCACAAATTATCATACAACAGCGTGTCTTGATCAATCAGACCAGAAAATCCAACTTGATCAAGTTCGCCCGCGGCAATGTGCTTGACCACATGGGGGCATTCATGGAAACAGAACGGCTCCCGGCTAGCCCAGCTATAACCACGGTTGAATTTAGGCTATCCATGCCTTTGACATCCGCTACAATCATTCCGGCAAAAACGCGGGTTGCTCCCCAAGGAGGGAATGGGAAGATATTTTTTAGTACAAAGGAAGTGCTGGAAATCAAGGCAGGAAAGGTTTCTGGGACTGTGGTTGCAGAATGTTCAATTTCCGGGGATGTGGGGAATGGATTTTTGCCGGGGCAATTGAAAGTTTTGGTTGATCCTGTTGCTTTTGTGCAGTCGGTTACGAATACAACAGAAAGTGCTGGAGGGGCAGAAAAAGAAACGGACGATTCCTACCGGGAACGGATTAGGAGTGCACCGGAAAGTTTTTCTGTGGCTGGTCCGTCCGGTGCATACGAGCATTGGGCTAAGACGGCCGGGTCGTCCGTTATTGATGTGGGGGTAGACTCTCCAGCACCCGGCGAAGTGGTTATTGTCCCGCTTCTGGCTGGGGGGAAGATGCCTACACAAGATGTTCTTGATGAAGTAGCAGAAACGGTAAATGATCGCCGCGTCCGACCAATGACAGATTTAGTAACGGTTCGTGAGCCAGATGCCATATCCTATGACATTTCACTCACATACTGGATCAGCAATAGTAGAGCCACTGAGGCAACAAAAATCCAAGATTCCATTAATAGAGCCATTGAAGAATATAAATTATGGCAAAAATCCAAGCTAGGTCGGGATATCAATCCTTCCGAACTGATATGCAGAATCATGGATGCCGGGGCTTCTCGGGTAGAAATTGTATCTCCGGTGTTTAAAGAGGTCAGCAAATTGCAGGTGGCACTAGACGCAAAGACGACAATCACCTACGGGGGGCTGTCCGAATGATCAACATTCAGAATGTTAGTTTGCTTGATATCCTTCCCCCAAACCTGCGAAGGGACCCAACCATATCCGCAGCTGCCCGGGCAATAGACGGAGAATTAAGAGAAATCACCGCAGAAATTCGCAGCCTATCTCTTTTTGATAGATTGGATGAATTGACTGATTCGGAGGCTGATGAGCTGGCCTACCAGTTTCATGTGGATTTCTATGACCCTTCCCTTCCGATTGAGCAAAAACGGGAGCTTGTGAAAAAGTCTATCCCGTTCCACAGACGAAAAGGAACACCAAGCGCTGTGGAGGAACTTGTATCAATTCTATTCGGAGAAGGAAGGGTCGAGGAATGGTTTGAGTATGGGGGCAATCCGTTTCATTTCCGGGTTATGACAAACAATCCAGAGGTGACACAGGATAAGGCTATAGAGTTTTACCGGGCTGTGGAGTCTGTGAAGAGACTAAGTGCACGATTAGAGAGGGTGATCCTCTCCCAGACGGAAGAAATGTCCCTTTATGTGGGCTGTGCATTACACATAGGAGAGAAAATGACAGTGAGGCAGGTGAGTTAGATGGGTGCATTTGGCGGTCTATTGATGACAACAAAGGGACGCAACCTACAGGCTAAAGCTCAGACTGGCATAGAGCTGAAATATACTCGTGTTGGCATTGGGGATGGGCAGCTTGCGGGACAATCTATTCTTGCATTGAACAAATTGATTAACGAAAAAAAGTCATTACCAATTACAAAGCTAAACATACAAACCGCAGGAAAAGCAGTTATAGGGACGGTGCTATCCAATCAAGAGGTGACAACAGGATTTTACTTTCGGGAAATTGGCATCTATGCACAGGACCCGGACGTGGGGGAAATCCTCTATGCATATGGAAACTCGGGGGAAAACGCGGAATATATCCCTCCTGCTGGCGGGGCCGATATAGTAGAGAAGTCTATAGACGTTATTGTCATAGTTGGCAATGCCCAGAACGTGTCAGCGGCAATTGAAAGTTCCCTGGTCCCGGTCAAGTCCGTAAACGGCAAAACGGGGGATGTGGTGCTTGCTGCGGCTGATATCCAAACCGGAAGTGGCAAAGATGTTGAAACTACGATTAGCGAGCTTTTTACCTCTGTCAGTAATGGGAAAGAACAAGTTGCTAAGGCCATTACTGACCAAGGAGTGCCCGCGGTAAAAGAAGACCCATTTAAAGACTTAGCAGCGAAAATTAGAAGCATTGATAACGGGAATATTCCGATATATGTACAGCCTACAGAGCCAATCAAGAAAACGGGGTTTTGGATACAGGATGAGCAAAATGAAATTGAACATGTTTTTTATACGGATTATTTTTCCGAAGGTACTGGATGGACATCAGGCGCAGATATGCCAACGGCAAGAAGCAATCTAACTTCAAGTGCAGTTGGAGATAAAATCTATGTAATAGGTGGACTTGGTAGTTCTAGCAAACTAGAAATCTATAATACCGCTATAAACACTTGGACAGCAGGTGCTGACATGCCAACGGGAAGGTATGATCTAACCTCAAGTGCAGTTGGGAATAAAATTTATGTAATAGGCGGTTATAAATCTAGCAAACTAGAAATCTATGATACCGCTACAAACACTTGGACAGCAGGTGTTGATATGCCAACGGAAAGGTGGAATCTAACCTCAAGTGCAGTTGGGAATAAAATCTATGTAATAGGCGGTTGGAATGATGGTCAACGTAACAAACTAGAAATCTATGACACAACCACAAACACTTGGACATCAGGTGATGATATGCCAACGGCAAGAAGCAATCTAACTTCAAGTGCAGTTGGAGATAAAATCTATGTAATAGGTGGACTTGGTAGTTCTAGCAAACTAGAAATTTATAATACCTCTACAAACACTTGGGCAGCAGGTGCTGACATGCCAACGGAAAGGTGGAATCTAACCTCAAGTGCAGTTGGGCATAAAATTTATGTAATAGGCGGTTCAAACGATGGTCGTCGTAACGAACTAGAGATCTATGAAACAACGACAAACATATGGACAGTGGGAGCAAATATGCCAACGGCAAGAAGCAATCTAACTTCAAGTGCAGTTGGAGATAAAATCTATGCGATAGGTGGTTGGGATGGTACTGATCTTAACAAATTGGAAATTTACGGCGGGGGGTATCCTCCTGCTTCTTTAGTGTTTAGAAACGGAACAGCGAAAGATGTAAGCATACCAAATAAAACAAAATTAGGCGTTAAATACAGCCAACGGATACAATTTCATTCTGCCTATTACTTTAACAACTTGGCGGAATTGGTCTATAAGCCCATGTATTTCGGCAATGGCCAAACGTGGACAAGAATTCTGAACTAGGAGGATGTAAACATGGAATACACCATTTGGGACAAGAAAGAAAGTATTAACGGGGTTCCAGCGAAGAAAGTATTAGAATCTAATCCGCATTGGGTGAATACAGACCTGATTCTCATTATCGAAAACGGCAGGATCACGCGAATTGAAGACATTCAAATCATTAACGCGAACGCTGGTGGCAACCTCTTTGACGAGAATGACAGCTTAGAGGTAAAAGCCCAAAAGGTATTTGACCACATTGTAAAAGAGCGTGAGGAGCAGGAGAACTCCGAAAGCCATCCAGATTCTCCAGCGACAGAGCAGCGAATCCGTGGATTGGAAGAGGCTCTGAGCAAGCAAAAGGAAGATATGGACAAAGCCATCATGGAGCTGACGTTTGCGTTAGGAGGTGCTAAGAAAGATGTTTAATGAAGACAGTATCTGTGTAGACGTATGGTGTAGAGCCGTAGTGACTGGAGTACATCCATATAGCGTTGTTCCGGATCTATACAATCTGCGGGAAGAGGTCGGAAAGAAGCTCGAGAAAATGGAAGAGGAATCAGTTAGCGCCAAAAAATAAGGCGCATTTTTTATGCTCAAAAACAGGAGGGGACTATGGAAGACCAAATTTTTAATACAGCGCTAAATACCGGGATATTTGGTGCTTTGTTTATCTGGCTGCTGTTTACCACGATGAAGAAAAATGAAGTTCGGGAGAAGGAGTATCAAAAGACCATTAGCGAGAACCAGCAAGTCATTCGGGAACAAGCAAAATCTTTTAGCCTTCTTTCAAGTGATATTGCCGAGATTAAAGGGATTCTAAAAGGAAAACCTGGGGAAGGAGATGTTCAATGATGGAAATCAGAGAAATGCTAGTTGACTCAAGTAAATACGGCATTAAATGCCCAAACAAGATGACACCAAAATATATTACGTTTCATAACACGTACAATGATGCTCCAGCGAAGAATGAGGTCCGTTACATGATCGGGAACAATAACGAGGTTTCGTTCCACGTTGCTGTGGACGATAAGGAAGCAGTTCAGGGCATTCCTTTTGATAGAAATGCCTGGCATTGTGGAGATGGGAACGGAACAGGTAACCGTCAGTCCATTGGCGTAGAGATTTGTTATTCCAAATCCGGCGGCAGCCGATATTACAAGGCCGAGGACAATGGAGCTGTTGTCATTGCCCAGCTTATGAAACAGTTTTGTATTCCTATTGAGAACGTGGTGACGCACCAGCACTGGAGCCGTAAATACTGCCCGCACAGAATGCTGGATGAAGGAAGAGTGCCAAGCTTTATAGAGCGAATTAAACAAGCATATGAAGGAGAGGAAGACGACATGAATAGAACATTACAACTGGAAGATTGGCAATGGAAACAGCTTTTTGACAATATGGGGAAAGCCTGGAATGCAGGATTATTCACGGATTGGAATTGGATGGTGAAAATAGAAAACCGTTGTCTTACCGTTGATGAATTGGTATGGCTCAATAACCACATTTCGGCAAGTGGCTTGTAGAATAAAAAATAGGCCCGTCACGGCAACGCTTATGCACCATTCCCACAGATAAATGATGCATAAGCGAAAGTCCGCGCGGTTCATGGAAAAAGGAGAACCACCCCACCGTTTAAAGGGGTGAGAACGGGGTGGCACTAGTATAATATGCCACAACAGCTCGTTGTTGCTTAGCAAACGAAAAATAGGCGAGAAATAAGACGAGCAAATTTAAAAGGAATTTATAGACTTGTTGAATAGAGGAGGAAGGACGCTATGAATATAGAAATCACAGATGTTGTCATTGTTGCGGTCATAGTCGGTCTTGTTGAAATGGCGAAAGGGATTGGACTCCCGGTTCGTCTGGCTCCGGTTCTTTCCGTTATCCTGGGCATCGTAGCAGGCATTGTTTATTTGGCTCCTTGGGATCTTAAAACGGGTATCATGTATGGCATTATCTCCGGTCTTACTTCATGTGGGCTATATAGTGCTGGGAAAAGTGCAGTAAAGAAAGATTGACTTTATTTGTAAAAAAAATTATATTTATCTTGACTGGAAGCACCAGCAAAAAAGAGCACTTAGGATGATTTATTTCCTAAGTGCTCTTTTGTTACTTACTAACTGGTAAGTCAAATAATTCGCAGGTTTCCAGAGTATCCTTCAAAAGTTCGCGGCATGCGCCCACTTGCGCCTCGTCGTGGGTATTTTCAAAAAACTCTATCCTCTTTTCGATTTCTATAACTCGGTCAATGAGTGCGCAGCTAATTGCATTTATCTGGACGGGGGAAAATACTTTATATGGATCAATTTTCTCCATTCCTTATTCCTCCCCCTGAAATTCCAGCAAATCGTCAATGTCATCTTTGCGGATGACATACTCTCTGAGTTTTGTTAGAAAACTCAACATGCCATCTTTATTAAGTTCAGTGTATTTCATTGCTGCGCTATCAGTGATTACGTGTAATACTACCTTGTTCATCTGATTTTCAATTTCGAGGTATAGAAGCATTTCACATGTGTTCAAGATCTCAGCAATTTGTGCCACTGACTTTCCACGGCTTTGATTCACTTTATAAATGGTGTTCATTTATTTTGTCCCTCCTTAACCTGTTCATATGCTTTGACCAGGTTTTTTATACGTTGGATGATCACTTTATCTGATTTTCTCGACCACAAAAGAATTTTTAGAATCATCACAAACATTCCCTCGGGCGGACCATTAAATTCGGTCAGATGGTCGTAGTAGTTACGTACGGATCCCAGGTAATCTCCCATTCCCTTATTCCCTCCATTTACAACCGGCTTATTTATTCCGAACTACTCTAATCAGCGTAACAATACTAAGTACCAAAGCTGATAAGGCAACGATCCATGTAATTGTGTCCATGCATATTACCTCCATTTATTTTTTACCGCTATTGTGTTAAGATTGGGGTGGAGGGGAAAGCATCCCCTCCAAAGGAACTTTTAACGTTTGCGGGCTATGCGGCGTTTGGTTCCTTTTTTCTTTTTCTCTTGTCGGCTATTTAAGTTAAGTATTATTGCAGTACTGAGTTGAACTAATGCCGTCAAGAGTAGTACCCAATCTCGTAACTCCAAACATTTTCACCCTTTCTGGAAGCTTGTGTTTCACTTCCTGTATATAATGTATCATAAACTGTAGTTGCAGTCAACAACCTTATTTGACTTCCTGTATATTTTTTATTACTATAAATACATAAAGTACACAAAAGGGAAAGGGGGGCCTAAATTGTTTACTTATAAACCTTTGTGGAAGCTATTGTTGGAAAGGGATATGAACAAACAAGATTTACGTAAGGCGCTTGGATTTGGTCCGTCTACTATTGCGAAGATGGGCAAAGGAGAATATGTATCACTAGAGGTAATAGATAAAATTTGTACGTATTTCGGCGTACCAGTTGAAGATGTTATTGAGCATATACCGGGCCCAGAGGAAAAAGAAAAGGCCACAGAGGCATAATGAAGTGACCCCAGAAAATTGTATAAACGAGAAAGAGCAGGAGGAACAAAGCCTTACCGCTCTTTTTTTATGCAAAATAAAAAGCCCCGAAGGGCTTCACTGTCTCATGTTCATTCTATTCATTAATTTAACCTGCTTTAACATTTCATCATCTGCTTTTTTATCTTTCACAATAATCACAGCATGGACTATCCCCGGAACCCATCCAAGCATAGTCAGGATTATGCTCAGGATTCCCTGTCCTGGCTTTCCGGACAAAAAAACAGCGAGTGGAGGACAAAGAAAAGCTAGAAGATACATATCAATATTTCTCCTTTTATGTAGTATTGGACAAAATATAACCACCACCAGTTTACATCCTAAATATGGAACAGGCAATACGAACTTATCTATTTCACATAAAATTTAAAACCGCTTGCAAAAACGGGCAATACGGAAAAAGGTTGAATTCAGGTAAATACAAAAATTGTAACAATACGAAAATATGTGAATAAAACAGGGGCACTTTTTTGCATTTTATTTCAAATATATGCACGAAATGTCTTATTTTGAGCGTTGAAACAATGAGAAAATAATTTCTATAATAGAGGTAGGAAAAGAAAGGAAGTGATTGAAATGATGGCAAGTGAATTTGTTTACATAGTCATACATGTAAGAACAGTTATTTGATTGGGCATTTTTTTGCAAACGATTTATTTGAAGTTGTTATTCAAAGGTTTTCTTATGTTTAGAACTTCCTGGAGGGCATTCTGTTTTTGAGCTCGCGATATCATGAAACTACAACAAACAAGAGGTGAGTCAGATTAAAAAGCAAGTTGACTTATCAAAATTGTGTATTGTAAATGGACAAAGATGCAAATTATCTTCGAAGAATCATTGAGGATTCTTCTTTCTATAAAGACGTTCAGCTCGAACAGCAGCAAGCATGCGTTGATACTCTTCTTCCGAAAGTTCGCGACCATCGATTGTAAATGAAAATTTATTTTTGATCTGTTCATCTGACAGATCGAGTGATTCCTCAAAAAATTCCTTCTCATTGTTAAATGGGGGGGATTTTTTTAATTCTTCTTGTTCTGCCTCTTCAGCGGGAGAAGGTATCCAATCGTATAGATTTATGTCTGTTTTTCTTAATAAGTAATCAGTTGTAGTATTAAAAATTTCGGAAAGTTTACTCGCCATATCTGCACTTAGTGTTCTTTTTCCTCTTTCAATATCATAAAGGTATTGCGTTGAAATCCTAAGTTTAGAAGATAACTCTGCTCCAGACATGTTATTCCTTTTCCTAAGTTCCCTAATTCTATTTGGTAACTTGTTGTTCATCTTTTTACACTCCATTCATAATCAAGCTATTTGCTTATATGTTAACACTTTATTTTTTTAAAAACAACAAGCAAATAGCTGGAAAATTTAAAAAAAGCAAGCATTTAGCTGTTAATATCTCATTATAAAGAGAAAATACAGCTATTTGCGTTAATTTGAGGTTTGAAAAATAAAGCTATTTGTTTGATAATTGTTTTTGCGAGGGGGGTGATTCTCAATGATTTTCACAAATGAGGTCAAAGCAGAAATGGAAAAGAAGCATATAACAAAATCGGACTTGGCAAGAGCGACAGGATACAGTTATCAGCATATTTATGATTTACTAGCTGGACAAAGAAGATGGAACGAAGTATCAATGGAAAAGGTTTGCAAAGCACTGGAATTAGAAATAAAAGTGATCCCTAAAAAGCGAGGAGCGCAAAACGCCAATTGTTAATTGATAGTCGCGAAGTAGCGACTATGATCGGAAAGTAACATAAGGAATTGCTGGCAAGCATCCGAGTATATATCCAACATTTAAACAGCGGAAATTTCCGCCCGTTGAAAGCAACTACCGAGATGGAAAGGGACAAAAGACCCTGCCATCTTCTAACCCGCAAAGGCTGCGACAAGCTCATAGAAAGGATGAATCACATGAACTTACACAAGGTTAAAGAAGTTCGCAGAACCAGTGACTTGGAGGAGGTGAATGAGCTGTTGACAACAGACCGCTGGAAAATAGCACATGAAATGATTACAGAGTATGGCGAACTTGAATTCATACTTTACAGAATGTAATAACGAATCCTGAAAGCGAGGTAATCAAATGAATCAACTTGTATTCATCGAAAACGGCAAAACAGTAACCGACAGCTTGACGGTTGCGGAAGTGTTTGGAAAACGTCATGACAATGTTGTCCAGGACATTAAGAACCTCGAATGTAGCCAAGAATTTTCACTCCTAAATTTTCAGGAGTCAACTTACACCAACGAAAGAGGTCGTACTTATCCCAAATACATCATTACACAAGACGGCTTTTCATTCTTGGTCATGGGCTACACAGGGAAAGAAGCTGCAAGGTTTAAAGAAATGTACATCGCAGAGTTTAACCGGATGCGTAAGCAACTCACCCAACGACCACAAACGCAGCTAGAAATTCTGCAAGCCTCAATTGGGCAACTGGTGGAGCAAGAACGACGCTTAACTGCTGTTGAAAAACGGCTGGACGATACAGCGGAGCTTTTATCTATGACTCCCATTAACGGCCGTCAAAAGGTAATTGAACTTATCAATAAAATTGCGGAATCACTTGGAGGCGGTGGAAAAGTATATCAACAGCTTTGGAGAGATAGCTACGAACGGCTAAAGTCACGTGTGAATTGTAAATTGAACATGCGATTGGAAAATATGAAGGATCGCTTAGCTAGGGAAGGTGCTTCTAAAACCAAGATCAACAAATTAACCAAGCTGGATGTCATTTTTGATGATGTGAAGCTAGCTGAGATTTATATAAGCATCGTGAAGGAAATGGCCATCCAATACAACGTAAAAGCAGATGCATCCTAACATTAAAAACGAAAGGGAGAGGACATATGAATAACACTGAATTTAAAAAGCTATGTTCATCATTAACAGAGGCTTATGTAGGTTGTATAGCAAAAGCAGCTGAGGATTTTAGAAACGGCAAAGAATTCGACGGTAAAGGTTTAGCTTTAATATGCGATTCTATCCGAGCCTTACATCATTTGAAAAAGATTTGCGTTGATGACTCTGCTGGTCATGGAAAGAGCCAGGCTGCTCCTGAGGGTGAAAGTCAAGAGCAACCTTTAACATTAGGTCAAGGCGCAATTATTGATCTTCGATAGTAGAAAGAAGTTTTGTCAGTTTTGCGATATCTTGGGCCATCTGCTCTAAGCTAGGAACTTCAACTTTTCCTTTGAAATTAGGGCTAGACAACATAGTAAATTGGCCTCTTAACGACTGAGTATAGAGCAGTACAGCTAATTCTTTATTTGATTTAGACATAGTTTTTTTTACCTCCTTCCTCCGTGAAATATAAAAGCTGGACACTTTCTATGTTCGACAGGAAGGAAAGAGAGTCCTATACGAAGGAGCAAGAAAATGAATGAAAAAAGCATTAATCCGGGAGATACGGTGCGGTTGCTTAGTGGTGGAGGCACCTGGGACACGAAAAAGGGAACGCATCTTATCAAATGTAAAAATGATCAAATTTACAAAGTGGGTGGGTTCTGGTTTCGACATGGGTCTACTTATGTAACGCTCGTCGATGAATCCAATGTCTGGTGTGGTAAAGCAAGACCCGAACAGCTTGAACTGCTCAGCAAAGGAGCTGAAGAAGAATGAACGAACCAAACCTTGCATCTATAAAAAGACGACTCCAACAACTCCAGGAGCGTTTGACAACTCTAGATAACTATAAGGGATGGCTTCATGTCCACGACGAGGACGGGAAACGCATTTATGAGGATTTAGCGGACGGCGAATTAGCAACACTTCTTAAAAAGCAGATTCAAAAGGAGATCGATTTTTTGAAAGAGTGGTTGAAGGAGCATGAAAATGAACCAAAAAGCTAAACCGAACCCGTAGGTATGGACAGAAAAAGCCGAATCCAAGATGCCGGATAGAAAGGCTGGAACATCTGTACCGATAGGATTCCTTACTGAAGGAAATTCGGAATACCACCCATACCAGTCCTGGATTGACAAAGGCTACGTGAAAAGAAAGGAGAAACAGCATGAACAATAAGGAGCAAAAGAAAGCAGCTCCCGAAAAGAAGCTGCAAGAGATGAACGCGGCTGAAGCAGCATGGCTTTTATACTGCCAGGTTGAAGAAGGCAGAACCATGGCGGAGTTAGTTCAAATTGGGGAATACCTGAAAACTTTTGCTGCAACCAAAAAGGTTAGCTATCACTCAGCCGAAAATCACGAATCTATTCAAACAAAAACAGGAGGTCAAAAAGAAATGAACACAAACACAAAACAAGAACTGGTTATGGCATCAGAAGAGACTCTATTAACCGCGCTCAATTGGGCAAAAGAATGTTTGGATAGCAGAGGAACACTTCCAAAAGAAGAAGCGTTCCTCTTAGAGAAAATCGTGTTTTTGGCAGCCGAGATAGTTTCTAAAGAACATTACCAATTTTAGTTAACCAAATTTTGTTTCGGAAGGAGAAGCGCCAAATGAATCTATCCACTATGCTTGTCAAAAAAACGGGAAAGAATTCCGGCTCTGCGTTTGCCACTCATGTAATGAAAGGGTGGGACGTAAGAAGGAGGGTTGCCAAGTGCCGGGCACAAACAATTCCGGCAACTGCTCAAACAGTTTATGACCAATATCTCAAAATCTATCAAAAATTCCTTTACACAGATGATCCAGTTGAAGTTGAAAAGCTTAAAGAAGATTTGAAAGATATGGAACGAAAATACGGAATAGGAGAGTGAAACCATGGATTTCGAATCAATAAGGAAAAAATTAAGGGAATCTGAAAGGTTGCTTGACAAAATTGAAGATAACCAGTCAGCAATAAGGGCTATACAAGCTGGGAAGATGATTGAAGTTAGATTTCCCCACCCTGGTGCTCCTTTCCAAGGTATTGGTCTAAAAAGTAAGGAAATCAATGACAGAATTAAATACGACGTTCTTGAACTCCTAGAGAAACAGGGAAGGGATCTACACGAACAGTTCGAAAGAATCATAACTGTTATAGGGGAGGAAACACAAAATGGAAATAAAGTTTAAAACGTTGACCCTGCACAATTTCAAATCGCACCGTGATCTTACCGTTAACTTTGGCGAGGTGACGAAGATCACGGGCGACAACACCAAAGGGAAAAGCTCCATTTTAGAAGCAATCCCATGGTTATTGTATAGCGTGGATGTGCTAGGAAGCAAGTCAGACCCAACGCCGATTAATTATGAATACGATCATACATTAGTAAAGTTGCATTTTGTTGTAGATGAGAAGGATGTTCTTCTTGGCCGCGGCATAGAGAAGGGAAAGGCCACTTACTACATCAACGAGGTTCCAGCCAAAGCAAAAGAGTATGAGGAGCTTGTGAAATCCCTATTCGACAACAAAGATTTGTTTCTATCATTATACAACCCTTCCTACTATTTTACTCTCAAGTGGAATGAACAGAGGGAACTGCTGCTCAGATATGTGTCAGCACCTGCAAACAAAGAAGTGTTTGCACAGCTTCCGAAGCAGCAGGCAGAAAAATTGGGTGAGCTAATGAAAAAACACTCTTTGGCTGACTTAGAAAAAATCCATCGTGACAACAAGAACAAGAAGGATAAAGCCTACATTGCTGCACAAAGCCGGACTAAAACCCTGCAAGAACAGTTCGACCAACAACCTCAACCAATTGATATACAGGCAACTAAGGAAAAGGCGGACAAACTAACTGAACAAATCAAAGAAATTGACAAAATCATAGAATCAGCGGACGAAAATAACCAATTAATAAATAGTATCAAGAACAACATAAAATCCCTAATCCAGCGGCGAGATGAGATGAAGGAGAAGGGCAAAAAGCTAAATGATGAAAAGATTGAGGATATCTGCCGGGTATGTAAACAACCTCTCCAAGATGAGGCACGCCAAGCAGCGGAGGCAGAAAAACAACAGCGAGTGGATCAGTTCAAAGAAGAATATGTCTCTGTAGTTGAAAAGCGGCAAAAGCTTGAGCAGGATCTTAAAAAATATGCGTATATCGGCATCTCAGATCAACTTGATCAAATGCGGGAATTTGAGAGGGAACGCATGAAACTGTGGGAACAGATTCAGGGGAGCCAGAAATATGCCCAGCTGGAGGAGCAACTTTCAAAAGCAAAAGAAGATGAAGAAGCAACACTAGCAAGCCTCAATGGATCTATCTTTATCATTGACGCAATCAAAGCCTTTGCCGCCAAAGAAGCCGAAATGATGGCGGATAAGGTGCAAGCACTATTTACTACTTTGTCACTCAGGCTATTCAAATTGAACAAGGGTGACGGTGAGATCAAGCCTGATTTTGAAATAGAAATGGACGGAAAGCCATACAGGAAACTGTCTCTATCAGAGAGCATTCGGGCAGGATTGGAACTAAGGGACGTTTTAAGCCAACAGTCCGGAATCATAGCTCCGTGCATGGTGGATAATGCCGAATCTATCACACGCTTCAAACAGCCGAATGGGCAGCTTATGACAAGCCGGGTTGTCCCAGGACAAGAACTGACCATAGAGACGGAGGACATGAAATGAGCAAAACTAAAGAAATCCATGTAGGTTTCACATTTACCAAGAATTTAGGAAACTATGAAAACTTAAAAGTAGATGCGGCAGTTACGATGTCTGTCGATCCTGAAGATGATGTGGAAGAAGTTTATACCAAGGCATGGGCCAATGTTAAAAATCAGATTAAAAGAGGACTAGATACGGCGAAAGGTGGATTTTGAGAATGGCAACTAACCAGATTACTTTAACCCCAGAAATAAATGAAGCTTTTAAACCGGAAGTTTTACAGGTAATTCGCACATCCATATGTCCTACAGCTAGTGATGCTGAATTTATGCTTTTTGCTCATAAGGCTGCAACATATCGACTAGATCCATTCAAAAATGAAATCTTCTTCATCAAATATGGAAATACAGCCAGAATACAATTTGCTGCAGAAGCATACCTAGCAAAAGCGAGGGAAAAAGAAGGATTTCAGCCACCAGATACACAGATGGTTTGTGAAAACGATGAGTTCAAGGTCAGCAAAAATCCCGAGACAAAGGAACTAGAAGTGGTTGAACATGAGATAGGGTTTCCTCGCGGAAAAATAATCGGCGCATATTCTATTGCTTACAGGGATGGGTATCGCCCGGTAACCGTAGTAATGGATCGCTCTGAGGTAGAGCACATGTTTACGGGGCAAAACAAAGATAACTGGAATAAGTGGACGGCAGATATGTTTGGGAAGCATGTGGAACAAAGGGCTTTAAAGAAGCAATATGGTTTGGAATTCGGGGACGATGAACCCTACCGAACCGCGTCTGAGGAAATTCCTTCATATGAGCCTGCTAGGAAAGATATCACTCATGAAGTCGATACAACTAACACTGAACAGAAGCAAGAAAAAGAAAAACCCAAAAAGCAAGTAATTACCGAATCAGAGGAAGAAAAATTGAAAAAGCTTAGGGCAGAAATGAAAAAGAAATTTACACAACTCGGTATTACAACAATAGAAGAGATGGAGGCGTATATTACAGATAATTGCAAGATGAAAGGCGACAAGCCAACCGTTCAAGAGATGACGGGCCTTCTGAAAGTCATGGATCTGCACATTCAGGAAAAGCAGTCTGCGGATGATGACGCACTGCCGATCTAAGGATGCACATATATGAACGTGAAAATCTTGGCATCCGGTAGTACAGGCAATTGCATCCACATTCAATCGGGCGAGACTGGCATTTTAATAGATGCTGGTCTCCCGAAGACAAAAATAGAAAAGAGATTGCTAGCAAACGACATTGATCCTACCAAAATCAAAGCTATCTTCATTACTCATGCTCATGCGGATCATGTCAAAGGTTTGCCGCTTGCAAACAAATACAAGATTCCGGTCTACGCATCAGAAGGGGAATGGAAAGACATCAATTCAGTAGATGACGATCTTTGCAGGTTTATTATGAAGCATTCTGGGGCTTATACAGTGGTTGATCTTGGCGAGATCAAACTTTCCCCCTTCCGTACCCATCATGATGCCTACGAGCCGCTAGGATACGCCATAGAGGATTGTTTAGGAGAACGCTGCTGTGTGGTTCTGGACACCGGGAGAGTGGACAACGACATGCTTCGATGTATGCAAGAGAGTTCACACATTATTATCGAAGCTAATCACGACCCGGACATGCTAGAGATGTCATCCTATCCAAATAGCGTTAAAGCACGCATTTTATCGCACATTGGGCACCTCAGCAACGATCAGACAGCGGAAGCGTTAAACCAACTTGTGAAGGGAAGAGGGGAGCATATTTACCTTACCCATCTTTCAAACAATAACAACCTGCCAGCACTGGCAGAGGCAACGGTAAAACGAGCTCTTGCTAAAAGAGGGCTAAATGAAGGACAACACTACTATTTGGAGGTAATCGCATGAACTATTGCGCAGAATTTCCGGAAGAAAAAACCTACTCAGAGAAAGAGTACCACGAGTCACTGAATAGGCTCACCCATGCAGCTACAGAAATTAAAAATCTGAATAGAGAAATAAACGAACTAAGAAATGAGCTAGAGCAAACCAAAAAAGAGTTGGAAACAGAGAAACGCTATGGCGTTCTGCGAATGACCATTCAGGAAGAAGTGGATGCTTGGTGTGTTGAACCATCAACTGGAAGTGATCCGAAGGATGCCGAAATACTGACAAAGCGCATCTTACATGCGGTTGTTCCCTTTTGTAAACAGGCTTAAGAAGGTGAGGTGAATGCAGGGGTACATTAAGGATTACCGACAAGAACTGAAATCTGACATATGGTTAATGCCGCCCCTGTATCACCGGGTGTGGCAGTACCTAAAATACATGGCCAATCACCAGGACAATGAAATTCCGCTTTCGGATGGAACGCGGCTTTCTATCCAAAGAGGTCAGCATATGACATCTGTTCGGAATATTGCGCGCGGTATCGGCTGGTATGAGGGGATGATCTGGAAGGAGCCAAACCCAAAATCAGTTTCAGTGGTGTTGGACTGGCTGGTCAAAAACGGAATGATTGAAATCGATAGGGGAAAAAGAAACCGGCAGTATACGCTTATCTCCATTTTGAATTACGAGATTTACCAAGAGAATGAGGAGAAAGATAATGCGAAGCCCTTAAATGATCTGGCTCCTCAGAAAAAGAGCAAGAAAAAGATATACCCAGAAGACAGTAGCTATTACAAAATGGCAATTTATTTTTATAACCGGGTATCTGCTGTTGCTGAAGCTGAGGGGTTGCAACATTTAGTCCTAAAAGCAGATATGCAGAAATGGGCGGATGAATTTAGGAAGCTCTTGGAGATTGACAAGATAGATAAAAAGCTTGCAAAAGAAGTCATGGACTGGGTTACTGAGGACTCGTTTTGGAGGACTAACATACTCAGTGCTAAAAAGCTCAGAGATAAGTTCAGCGACCTGGCTATCAAGATGCGAGCAGGAAAAGGCAGGCAACAGCCAGTCAAAATGAGCAAAAGTAAACAGCTAGAAATAGCAAAAGAAGAAGCGTTCAGGGAGTGGGTGGCAGATGGAAATGACCCAGCAGCATTCACCTTCAAACCACATTGAGGGAAATATCCTTGCGGAGCAGTCTGTTCTTGGGGCTATTCTAATGGATTCAGAGCGCATTGATGATATTCGGTTCTTGGAGCCGCGAGATTTTAGTCTAGAACAACACGAGCTGATTTGGAAAGTGGCTCTTTATCTGGATGGCATCGATAAGCCCGTCAATGTGCTCAGCGTGACAGAAATATTCACCCGGAGGAAAAGGCTCCACGAGATAGGCGGGGTAGAATATCTCTCCCAGCTCGTAGCAGCTTGCGCCAGCACGTCAAGGGCAGCCGTTGTTAACTCAGCTCAGATCGTCAGGAAGAATGGGCATAGAAAGAGACTCATGGAGCTTTCTGATGAGATCAAAGAAGTAGCATCAGGAGATTATGAATCTGACGAAGATATGTTTACTGCTGTGGAAGACTTGGTCACAGGCATCCGTCCTCAAGAGTCTGGGGAGATGAAATCCATGTCGGAGACCCGGGAGGACTACCGGAAGCATCTGAAAAGCAAAGCAGAAAAGATTTATTCCGGCTTTAAACAGTTTGACGATTGGGCGATGCTCTGGCGGGGTTGGCTGTATATCCTTGCAGGAAGGCCGAGCGTGGGAAAAACAGCCAAAGCATTGCAGCTAGCATATGGAGTTGCGAAAAACAATCCAGACGGTGGGTGTGTCCTGTTCTTCTCACAAGAAATGGGCGCAAATGAACTCAAAGATCGCTTGGTTTCGAACATATCCGGAGTTAACTATATCAGACTCACTCAGAAAAAAGAGGAGCTAACTGATAAGGAATGGGAGAAAATCGAAAGGGCTCTTAATACGCTCGATACGCTCCCCATCTATATTCAGGACAAAGCATCGGTGACTATTGAGGAAGTTCAGACCACTGTTCGAAGGTTCAAGAAAAAACATGGAAAAGTGGCTGCCGTTTTTGTGGATTACCTTCAAATCATGAAGGTTCCTCAACGTAAGAATGAAAACAGAGCACAGGCCATAGGTCGGGTTACATCTGCTGCCAAACAGATGGCAAGAAGGTACAAATTTTGCTTTATCATGCTATCACAAATGACCCGTGCTAGTGAAAACCGGGAAGAGCCCATGCTTTCCGATCTCAAGGAATCCGGTTCGATCGAGCAAGACGCTGACGTAGTAGAGTTTCTTTGGCACAACGGAGAGAAGGAGAACAATACAAAAGTTATCCGTTCTTATTTTGCCAAGGGCCGGAACGTAGGCGAAAACAGGTTTAAATATAAGTTTGAATGGTGGGTGCAGAGATACGTGGAGCTTCCTAAAAAGGCGGAATGACCATGGGAAAACGGATTGAAAACGAGGAACAGTACCAGAACTCTCTAAAGTGGCTCATCACAAAAAGTATTGAGATTGAAGATCCTTTACTGGATGAAGAAACAAGAAAAAAGATGCTGGATACCTATGATTTTGTAAGTCAGCGTGTTAGAGAGTATCGGCGTGGGGAGCTGGCAAAGATGTACCCGGGACTGCACGCTATATATAAACAGCTCGGCTGGAACTATGTTGGTGCGCCAGAGCCTCAAGAGAAAGAACCAGAAGCACCAAAGAAAAAGAAGAACTTGGATTTCTTCTTCGATGATTAGGGAGGGGATAGAGTATGTACACCATGGAGATTAAAACGGAAAGATGTGAGCAGTGTGACCAAGTGAAAGAAGAAATTTTGCACTTGCAAAATCTAAAAACAAATTACCATTTTTGCACTGGTTGTTTAGAGAAATATTTTGAAGGTCAAATTGTTTTTGACTAAAGGAGAGGGTACCAGCCTTTCTCCCTATCAAAAGGAGGTACAGAGGATGAATGCCTCTGAGTTTCTAGGTTCAAGAATGGCTGAACTTAGGAGAAAAAGAAATATGACGCAGGCTAAACTCGCCTCAATAGTTAAGAAATCGACAAGCGCTGTAGCCATGTGGGAAACGGGAAAACGGGACCCTGATTCGCAGATGATTATAGAGTTATCCTCTATATTTGATGTACCTACTGACTACTTGCTTGGACGTACGAATGATCCAGACGATAGATTGAAGTATTCTGCTAGGAACGAAAATTACCGTAAAATTGAGCGATTTGCTAGAAAAGTATCAAATGAAGACTTAGAAAAAGCCGTGAAAATATTAGAAGCCGCGTTTGAGCACGCATTTAATGATGACGATGATATCTAAACCTAACTTCAAAAGAGCTGAAGCCGTCGCCTAGGAGGGGAAAAGGACGATGAATAGCAATGATCCATTACGTGAAATCCTCAAAATCTCCGGGAAATTACCGCCCGTTGTGCTACGAGATATTGACCTAAGGATAGGGCATTGGCTGGCGATGGGCGGACGAACTACGGATTCTTATATTGAACAGCAGTTGAGATTCGCGAAACGTTTTGCGAACGGAGGAGAAATAGACAATGACTAAACACTATTGGTGCGAAGAATGTCAAAACTTTGTAGATGAACACGTTGTGACAAATGGAATACACGATGAATGTGGTCAAGAAGTGAACATAGAGGAGAATGAAGAAGATGACCTGTGAATATCCAGGATGCAAAAAGGCAGCAGAAGAAACGTTTGCACTGGTTCCCCTTTGCAAATGGCACTGTGATGCCATCAAGGAAGAGACCCAGTTGTATTACGGGAACCATAGCCCAAAATACAACATCCATCGCCCAATGTATTGCAGAATAGCAAAGAAGATTCCATGGAGCCAAGTTAGTCAGAAGAAGGTGACACTATGAGATTCGTGGGGATAGATCCGTCGACAAAAACAGGATTTGTTGCACTGGACCTAAAAGGAAACGTGATACGGGCAAAAGAGTTGACAGGCATTGGATCAGTCGACCCAAAACGGATGCGGACCCTTATCCACGAGGTGAAAGAGCATGTACAAGCAGATGACTTTGTTTGTATCGAAGGCTTTGGTTTTGCTTCTCAGCAAGCAGTACAGAATGGAGGAATCGGCTGGGGTATCCGCATGATGTTGGATTCACGGGGAATGAAATACTATGAACCCGCTCCAAATCAAGTCAAAAAATATGTTGCTGTATCATCTTGGGTCGGAGAAGTAGGTAATAAACGCATGCTGAAAGACAAAGAAAAAAAGGAAGCTATGAAGGATGCTGTTTTAAGGATTTACGGGTATGAACACAGTAGCCACAATGTTATAGATGCATATGTATTAGCACAGATTGCCCGCTTTCTATACATCGTCCAGAATTCCGGGGTCTGGCAGGACATGAATATACCATCTTACCAGGCGGAAGTATTGCATATGATCCTTAACCCACCAGAAAAGAAAAAACGGAAGAAGGTGGCGAGGTGAAAACCTGCCTCGAAGATTAAACGCCTCTATAACGCTGTATGAGCCCGTTTAAGAGGTTTTCTAGATGAAGTAATACAAATATTCATATTAACCCTGAAACGCCTGTATGAGGCGTATAAGAGCTCAAAACCACATTTAGTTAAAGGAGAGATAAAACGATGTCTACTGAAATCAATGTTCTATTCAAATCCATGCAAAGAGATGATAAGAAAGAGGTTCTGAAATTTGAGTTGAAAGGCAACGAGAATGATGGCAATGCTCAAAAGCTTGTAGAAATGGCCGGAACCATTGTCATCCTCAATCTTCCTGGATTAACGGAAGAGATCTCGGCTGAGTTTTTGAATATCCAGCGAGATAGCAAGAAAACCGTGATGAAACTGGCTCTCAAAGGCGATAGTGAAGAGAAAGCACTGGAACTATATAAGCGCGCTGGGCGGAATGTTCTACTCATGCTAAAACCCTCTCAGATGAGCATCGAGGAATACTATGAGGAAGATGAAGGGTTGGAATATACGGTAAAAGCTGATGGAACTGTCGAGGTGGATCAGGATCAAGTGACGATTGAGGACGTGGAAACGCCGGAAACCAAGGATACGGAAGACGCTCTGCCATTCTAATCATACTGCCCCGGGTTACCGGGGCTACCTCCATCAAAAGGAGTGAACCCATGAGCAGCAATTGTTTCTTACCGGAACTCGACAGAAAACAGACGCAAGAAGCGCTCGAGGCCGAATTTGAGAAATACCGCATTTTTAAAACGGTCACCTTTGAAGAAAAAGAGAGCAATATCACATCATCTTACACAGAACGATTTCACGGTCAGACAAACGTGACATCAGATCAAACAGCCAATGTGGCTATTTATAACATAGATACTCAGGCAGCTAGAAAAGCTTATATAGAGCGTATAGATAGGGCGGTCGACCGTCTTCATCCCAAGGAGCAACTATTGATTCGCGAACGTTATCTGAAGCAGGATTATGTGTATGATTATGTCATCTATAACCAGGTTTTTAATCCTCCAATCAGTGAAAAAACATACGCAAAAATAAGGTGGAAAGCTTTTTACAAACTGGCCTTGGCTTTGAATGTGGCGGTTGAAAAAAAGTACGAGACCGAAAGTTAAATTTGCCTAGAATGCATCATACGATAAATATTGGGGTGATCCAAGTGGGCAAAAAAAAGAAGGCTTTTACAATTAGGTATATCCCCTGCGATGAGGCAGAAGGCAAACTTAATGAGATAGTAAAGGATTTAATTAAAGAAAAGATAAACAGCGCCTTGTCCCAGTATGATTCTATAGAATATAATGATATTGAAAAATCAATTAGCCATTATATAACAGGGGTATGTAGTTATGAAAAACAAAATAGCAATTTATGTTCGGGTATCGACTACAAAAGAATCTCAAAAGGATAGCCCTGATCACCAAAAGTGGGCTTGTATTGAACATTGTAAACAAATTGATTTAGATACTGCTGATTTATTAATTTATGAAGATCGTGATTCAGGAACTTCTATTGTGGCTCGGCCTCAGATCCAAGAAATGATAAGTGATGCTCAAAAAGGATTGTTCAATACAATCCTTTTTTCTTCATTGTCTAGGTTTTCCCGTGATGCACTTGACTCTATAAGTTTGAAACGAATATTTGTGAATGCTTTAGGTATTAGAGTGATCTCAATCGAAGATTTTTATGATTCCCAAATTGAAGATAACGAAATGCTTTTTGGTATTGTATCAGTAGTGAATCAAAAATTAAGTGAACAGATTAGTGTTGCTTCTAAACGTGGTATCAAGCAATCCGCAGCAAAGGGAAACTTCATAGGAAATATAGCTCCTTATGGATATCAAAAAGTAAATATTCAAGGAAGAAAAACACTAATTGTTGATATAGAGAAAGCGAAAGTGGTGAGAGAGATATTTGATCTCTATGTCAATAAAAAAATGGGTGAAAAAGAAATAACAAAGCACTTAAATGAAAATGCTATCCCTTCAGCAAAGGGAGGCACCTGGGGAATAACAAGTGTTCAAAGGATACTTCAGAACGAAATTTATACTGGGTACAACGTTTATGGAAAGTACGAAATCAAAAAAGTTTATACAAATTTAAAAAATATTGGTGATAGAAAACGAAAACTTGTCAAAAAAGATCAAGAGCTTTGGCAAAAAAGTGAGAAAAGAACGCACCCAGAGATTATAAGCCAAGAGCTATATAAGAAAGCACAAGAAATAAGGCAAATTAGAGGTGGAGGAAAGAGAGGGGGGAGAAGGAAATATGTCAACGTTTTTGCAAAGATTATCTATTGTAAACATTGTGGGTCTGCAATGGTCACAGCTAGTTGCAAAAAACCAGATAAATATAGGTATTTGATTTGTAGTAAGCGTAGAAGACACGGTGCTTCCGGATGCCCTAATGACAAGTGGATTCCTTATTACGATTTTAGAGACGAGGTTATTTCGTGGGTCGTTGAAAAATTAAAAAAAATGATTAATAGCGAAACTGGATCAGAGTACAGTATCAATTTCGTTAGCAGTATTAATCAAAACATTGGAAAAGAGATTGATAAAATTAACAAGCTTATAGAATCAAACCGAAGACTATTGTTCGAATTGCGAAAAAGTAAGATGTTAGGAGAAATAGATGAAAAACAGTACGGATTTGAAAAGGAAGAATACGAAAAAGAAATCTTACAGCTTGAAGAAAAGTTAATTAAACTAACTGAAAATGAACGACATGACAAAGATTTCGAAAAAATTAGAAAAGAAATAAAGCAAAGTGTAGATGAGTTAGTAACGATGGGGAATTATGATGATGTGGAAAAAACCAGAATAATACTTAGCAGACTTATTCAAAGGATTGTAGTCGATTCTGATGGTCAAATAGATGTCTTAACTCCTCTTGGGGTTGTTAAAGATTAATTTTACGTGTTTCAAACCATATCTCCAATGTGATGCAAAAATTAAATGTGAAGGGTCGTTCACAAGCGGTTGTCGAGCTGATAAAGCTTGGGGAACTGAACATCTGATAACTGCATCATCCCTTCCAAAGTAAAGCCTTTTGAATCTTTATTTCTTTTGAAACGAAGATTTAAGAGGCTTTTTTGTATGGAAACAGATTGACAGAAGCCGATGCTCTCCGCGATATTACGCCCGGTTCAAACGAATTGTAGAACTCGGCAGGGAATAGACGATTATCCTCGGTAGGGAATTGACAATTATACATGGAAGGAGCTAGTGTATGAATATACAAGCTAATTCTGGGCTTGAGCAGGAACTGGATCGCCTTACCACACCCTACTTAAAAAAGTAATTATATACAAAGTCCTTTTGATAATGCACGTACGGGTACTATGGAAACTGTGTATCATATCCTGTAAGGTTCAGTAATAAAAATGAAATGATTCTTAAAGATGGAACAAAGGTGTACTACTATGATGATGACGTAGTTCATCATATTGTTTTTCGTCGTGAAGATGTTGTTTATAGTATCATAGCTTTTAAGAAAAATAATAAGTTGACACAGGAACAATTAATCAAAGTTGCAAATTCATTAAGTGATTCAGGATACATCGGAAAATAAGGGAATAAAAACGTCCTCATTTTACAGAGTTGAGTCCGTATAATTGTGTAAAAAGCTAGGTTCCAAAAAATGAAAGGAGCCATATTCATAGCCCTCAGTTAGAATAATGTTGGGACACAAAATTCTAAATATACGAGGTGTTATGAAATGGCTCAATACCAGATTAACGTAGATTCGCAGCTTTTGCATCAACTATTTTTGGGAAATTCTCAGGATGCGGGTGTAGCCAAGCTGCTCGAGTCTGTACTGAACCAAGTCTTACAAGCACAGGTGAGTGAACAAGTGGAAGCAGATCGTTATGAACGAACAGAGAATCGAAAAGCGTACCGGAATGGATCGTATCCACATGGGCTGCATACGCGGGTGGGAACCATTACACTAAGTGTTCCGCGCATCCGTGGCGGGAAGTTCACGACAGAGCTCTTTAGTCGTTACCAGAGAAGTGAACAAGCGTTAATCTTAGCGATGATGGAAATGGTCGTAAACGGCGTCTCTACGCGTAAAGTCTCGCAAGTAACCGAAGAACTCTGCGGAACCGAGTTTTCTAAATCCACTGTTTCAGACCTTTGTAAGCGGCTGGATCCCATCGTAACTGCTTGGAATAATCGAAGCCTGGCAGACAGCCTCTTTCCGTTTGTTCTCGTAGATGCGATGTATCTCAAGGTCCGTGAAGACGGTCGTGTACGCTCACGAGGCATCATGATTGCCATTGGTGTAAACACCGAGGGCTATCGTGAAGTCCTTGGCCTGATGCTGGGTGACACAGAATCTGAAGCAAGCTGGAGTGAGTTTTTCATCTCTCTAAAAGGACGTGGATTACGAGGTGTGGATCTCATTACCTCCGACGATCATGGCGGCCTTGTACGCGCGGTACGGCAGCAGCTGCAAGGGGTAACATGGCAGCGATGCCAGACTCACTTCACGCGAAATGTATTAGAAGCCTCACCCAAAGCCTTGAAGGATGAGATCCATGGCCGTCTACGGTCGATTCTAGATGCTCCTGATACTGGAACGGCAAGGTTGTTATTAAAACAGACCTTAGCGGCTTATGAAGATAAGGCGGGTAAGGCGATGGGCGTGCTGGAAAGCGGATTTGACGATGCTACCGCCGTCTTAATGCTGCCAGAGCGTTACCGAAAACGGCTGCGCACGACAAATAGCGTTGAGCGTCTCAACGAAGAGGTTAGACGCCGGGAACGTGTCATTCGCATCTTTCCAAACCGTGAATCCGTGATTCGTCTTATTGGTGCTCTATTGATGGAACAGGATGAAAAATGGGCAGCCGGCAAGAAATATCTCGACATGACCGAGTACATGGAATGGCGGAAGGATCGGCCAAAGTCCGATGCCAAAGTGACTCGCATTATGTAGCACAGTCTAGCTGAGGGAATTTACACACAAATTTGGACTTGATCTTTTACAGAGGACGTTTTTATTAGTTTTAATTAACAACACTTATTCTAGCTGTACCGGAGCACGAGTCTGTAAAATAGTTTGTGTAAACTCTCAAATCTACTAAAATGAAAGTAACTGAAAGGTTGGGGAGAACACATGGGGACGGTATTGAGGTTTCGCCCACGCTCATTTCCAATGTGACGAATAAGATTGTACCCCTTATCAAAGAATGGCAGAATCGCCCCTTGCAAGGCGTATACGCGGTTGTCTTTCTGGATGCTATTCATTTCAAAGTCAAACAGGACGGGGCCATCGTCAGCAAGGCGGCGTACATGGTCATTGGCATCGATTTGGACGGCAACAAAGACGTATTGGGGATGTGGATCGGCGAAAACGAATCATCCAAATTTTGGATCAGCGTGCTGAATGACCTGAAAAACCGTGGCGTCCAGGACATTCTCATTACGTGTGTAGACAACCTGAATGGGTCCTCGGAGGCCATTACGGCAAGCTATCTTAAGACGGAAATCCAAAAATGTATCATCCCCAGATCCGGAATTCTACCCGCTATGTCTCTTACAAAGATTTGAAGAAGGTCACCGCCGATTTAAAGCCTATTTTACAAGGCTTCTACCGAAGAAGCCGCTCTACTGGAACTGGATCGTTTTGAAGAAGTATGGGGCACCAAATACCCGCTCATTATCCGGTCTTGGCGAAATAACTGGGCAGAACTGGCTACCTTTTTCAAGTATCCGCCGGAGATCCGAAGACTCATCTACACAACCAATATGATCGAGAGCTACCACCGTCAGCTTCGGAAAGTGACAAAAGGCAAAAGTATCTTTCCTACCGACGAAGCCCTGCTCAAAATGCTCTATCTGGCGACGATGGATGTCACCCACAAATGGACCGGCCGGGTTCAAAACTGGGGGCAAATGCTACTTCAGTTCTCCGCTTTTTTCCCGGATCGAGTCGGCCACCACTTGTGCTAGAACACGATTTCCCCCTCGGGGGAAATACTTTTAAAAAAGTTTACACATAAATCTTGACAGACCCCGGAGCACCCAAACTGTCCTTTCCCTCCACAAACTGCTCTAACGTAGTAATATCCATCCTGTGGGATAGTTTTGCTGTCTCCAGTAACAGCTCCAGGCGCTACTACTACATGATCTAAACGATAATAATCCGGATACCTAAGAACTCCAACATTTACAAGATGTTTACTACTTGAGCTGCTATCAAACCAATACTGAATATAAGTACCCTTATCCGGTCAGAAAAGTGTATATCAGCGGGGAAAAGGTACTACATAAAATAAGACGACGGAAAAGTGGCACACACTGCCTGCCAGAACAAAAAGATGCCAGATAGCATGGTGGAAGGGGACACGCCTCCATACATAGAAAATAGTTCCTACTGTATAGAGGATACCACCGGAAACAAGCCAGATCATACCTCCTGCGGTTAATTGCTGAGCCAGCGGTTTTATTGCAAAAATGATGAGCCATCCCATGGCAATGTACAGAAGAGTAGAAAGTACAATAAACTTTTTGCAATAAAAAATCTTAAATACAATACCGGCAAGCGCAAGGGCCCAAATTATGCTGAACAGGGTCCAGCCGATTGTTCCTCTAAGGCTGACAAGCAGAAAAGGAGTATATGTACCTGCAATCAGGACGTATATGGCTGAGTGGTCCATAATCTCAAAAATGTCTTTAGCCGGCTTGTAAGTAATGCTGTGGACTAGTGTGGAGCATAGATATAATAAAATTAATGAAGCTCCGAATATGCTGACACTGACAATATGCCAGGCATCCCCGTATTGGACGGAATAAAAAATGAGAGCGGCTAATGCGCCGATACTTAGCAAAACACCGATACCATGACTGATGGCATTGGCAATTTCTTCACGGATGCTGTACTCCATAATCAATCTCCTCGTATAGTATTTTTTGAAACAAGGTTTCAAACAATTTCCAGCCCCTTATGGATTGAAAAATTTCAATCCTACTTTCCAGCTAGAATCTTGGACCTGCCCGTGGGACAATGGGAGTAGCGACCAAATCGTCATCTTCTTCAGAAGAGTGCTGATGACGAGGCTGTAGTAGGTGGCTTAGGCGGGCACCCAGGTCTGAGATCAGCTTGATCTATGCTCTACAGGAGGTGATCCCATGTCGCAAAAACCGGCAGCCTTTTCGTTCAATTTAAGGTAACCCTCAGCCCATTAAGCTGCATACGTTGTTGTAAGTAGAAAGCATAGCGGTGATATGTCAACAGGGTAATGAAATCAAATTGGAAATACAAATTGACCTCACGGAGGTAGTTATTTCGATGAAATGCAAGTCCATATTAATAAAAAGGTGAACCCGTAGTTATCTACGGGTTCAGACTGTCGACAGCCTTGCTTGTGTGATTCTTTAAATTGTTCAGATCGTCCACTTTGCTCTTTAAACTGTTGGAATAAAAATTAATAATGTCATCAATATTAGAAAATACGACACTAACGTTCGAATTATTTGTACTTGTTTTGATAAAAAACCGCTTTTCTGATGTGGTTACATCTTTATTTTTTTATATTAGCATTGGTGGCGTTAAACTCTATTTAAAGCTTTTTTCAGAGTGATTCCTGCCGTAAATACAGGGACTTTACCCGCCGGAAGTTCCACCTCTTCACCGGTTTTGCGGTTTCTTCCCATGCGTGCTTCACGACTACGGACATCAAATTTTCCGAAGCCAACTAGTTGAACTTCTTTGCCTTGCTTTAAAGCTTCAAAAATCGAGTCGAGTACATGCGTTACTGCTTTTTCAGCATTCTTTTTTGAAAACCCACTAGATTTAGCTACTACTTCCACTAATTGTTCTTTGTTCATTTGCGATACCTCACTTATATTATCAAAATTACGAAAATGAGCATGGATACAAGCAAGAATAAACAAAAAGCTGCCCCACATTTAGGGCAGCTTTGAAAGATTAATAATAAACTTTAGAAACATTCTCAGCCTGCGGTCCACGATTACCTTGGGTCACATTGAACTGGACGCGTTGACCTTCATCCAACGATTTGTAACCATCACCCTCAATCGAGCTAAAATGAACGAATACATCGTTTCCCTGTTCGATTTCGATAAAGCCAAAGCCCTTTTCAGCATTAAACCATTTAACCGTACCTGTTTGCATAGGATTCCTCCAAAAAATTTAATTTATTAACATGACCATATAACCACTAAGTAAGATTAGCGGTCATAAAGGCTTTCAGATGTCCGCTATTTTTAGGTTAACATAAGAATACCATGTCCGCTAATATAAGTCAATACTTAAAGGCCTCGCTATTGAGTGAAACGACTGGATTCTCTAACAGGGGGAGCAAACTCGTCCAACGAGACCATGGAAATTTGAGAACGTCCTTTTTTAACCGGTTCGTAACATTTTCAAGCGTACTAGTAATTTACCTAAATATGATTGCGGTGAATGGTTGGAGTATTTTCGTAAAAAAGACTGTCGACAGGACTTTGTCGACAGTCTCAAACCCGTAGTTATCTACGGGTTTTAACTATTATTAATTGATATATATGTCGGCTCTATTCTATCATTGCCAAGCTATTTTTTCGACTTCAGATTGCAGATCTGAACGAGTCGCCTTGACGTAAATCATCGTTGTATCGAGACTGTCGTGTCCCATAATTTGTGCCAAACGGTGTAACGGGGTGTTCTCTGCCATCACGTACCCGAATCGATGTCGTAGATCATGGGCACTTAATCCTTTGAGTCGCGCTTTTTTCATGTATTTTTGAATTAAATGCCGTAAAGCACGTTCAGACAACCGATCCCCTGTTTTTTCCGAAGGGAACAAATATGGACTGCCTGGAGGGAGGTATACTAAATATTTTTCTAACGCAGATCTGCACGTAGCGTTTAAAGGTACTTCCCGTTGTTTATTTCGTTTTCCTGATCGCACCGTAAGCTTACCTATTTGAATATCACCGGGAGCTAAGTCGCAAACTTCCATTGTTCGCAAACCAGTGTGAAGCATCACGATAAGAATTGTCTGATCTCGGAGGGAACCGCCATGCTCGGCAGCAGCAATCAATGCATCTTCTTCCTTGTCTGTCATCTGCCGAGGGCTTACCTTTTCCTCCGGAACCAATTTAACTGGCTTGGAAGGATCACGGCGAATCATAGAATTCGATGCGGCCCACTCAAAAAAACGTTTCAATGTTATAAGTCGCCGGTTAATGGTCGCTGGTTTCAATTCCATCACTTTTTGCGAGGCTTCCCGGTATCGTGTTAATGTTGGAGTAGCCACATCTTCAATTCGAAAAACGATGTTTTCTTCTTGGTAATTAGCAGTTTCAAACCAACCGATAAAATGTTTAAGATCGCTTGCATACTCTTTTAGTGTTTTAGGGTTCAAATCTTCGTGGGTGGTAAGACTATGAATAAAGTCCTGAATGATCTGCTTGCCTTGTTTTGAAATTCCATATCTCTCTCTCAT